AGGATGTGAATGATTAGTAAGAAAGTTTTTTGTAAATGATGGTTCGCCAGATTTCTCAGTTCTGGAATATTCTAGTCCAAGCTTATCAAAAAGTTTGGCAATACTTCTTGCAGCCATTAACTGAATTTCTATTCCACTTTCTTTTTTTATTTGTTGGAGCAGTAGCTCTTCTTGTAATGCTAGGTCTTGCTTCACTGTGTGAGCTTTTTCAACGTCGACTCTCACTCCACGAAATCTCATGTCAACCAAACACGGAAACAGATCTGTCTCCAGGTCAAAGATCTCCTGCAGATGATCTTCAATAATAATTTTTTTACACTTCTGCCAAAGTTCTAAAGTTAATGCTGCGTCTTGTTCTGCGTATGCTCCTACTTCCATAGCAGGTAATCTCCACATATCAGCTTTTGGATCTAGTCCTCTTTCTTTTGCTGCATCTATAAGTTTCTTTTCATTCTTACCCTTAGATAAGTGATGCCATGACAAAGTATTTAGTGTGTATGAAAATCTATTTTCATCAATTAATGATGATGCAATCATGGTATCCAGTATTAAGCCATTGATTTTTATACCTAATTTACGTATCCAACATACGTCGTACATTGCATTGTGAAATATTTTTGTAGCCGGTGATTCGCAAACATCTTTGAACCATTCTATGGTTTTCTTTCTGTCCATATTAGGTCCTTGTTCGTGTGCAATAGGAAAGTATCCTTTGTATCCTTCTACAGCAACAGCAAAGCCTACGATCTCACCCATACCAATTACAGAACCTGAACCTTTTGATTTAAGTTCTGGATCTCTTGTCTCTAAGTCAATTGCAATCTCTGGATAAGAACGCAAGTCAGGATATTCTGTTGGCATCAGCCATTCTGTTTCAGGTAATATCATTTTTTATCTTTTAACTTTTTAATTTCTAAATCACAGTAGTGTTTAATTTTTTCTAAATCTTCTATACCGTTTTTATTTTTATAACGACATACATACTTTATAACGTTCCCTTGAAAGAATGAAAGGTCGTTCTTAGAAATAAATTCGTATGGTTGAATACGAAACTTTTTGTAGTGACTCCCACCTATCTGCCTATCTTGTGGAAATGTATCATCAAATATATCTTTAGATGTCATAGCTTATACTCCTTACGTTTAATTTTAGCTTTAAGTTTATATAGATTGTTTCTCGCTCTTGTGATTCCTACATACCAAACACGCTCTTCTTCATCACGCTTGTCAACACTTCTTTTTATAGATTTTTGTATTTTATCCCCTTGATGTAAAGCAAGTATTACGTTATCCTCTTCGCCACCTTTTATAGCGTGTATTGTAGACATAAATATTCTTGCGTCTTCATCTAAGTTTTCACCATTTTCTAACATCAATCTTATGTATCTAATTTCTTTTTCTGGAGCCACGACAAACACATCATACCAATTTAATTTTCTATTAAAGTGTTCATCACCCATAAAATCTTTACATTCTTTTTCTTCTTTATCCTCTAATATTTTACCTTTGGTCCAGTCTGTGTATAGTTTGGCTGCTTTGTATAATCTTACGTTGTAACTTTTACCTTTATTACTTTGATAGTATAAATTCTTTTTTCTAAGTTCTTTCATCAGTTCTAACAATTGACTCTTGGTTCTTGTTAAGATTAACCATTTACCTTTTAATAAATCAATTTGTCCTAAATTTGCTATATATTTTGATTCTCCTTCAAAGTCTCTTGGTAGATAATCTTTTTGTTTCCTGATGCCTGATATACGCTCCACTGGTTTATTAGATTCATCTTGAACTGATCTTGATATACGCTTTGAAAATTTCAATACTTTTTCTTTTGCTTCTTCTTGTACAAATCTTTTTACATCTGCTCCAGCCCAGGCAAAGATAGCTTGATCATCATCTCCTGCAAGATAAATATCCTTACTTTTTTCTTTTAGTTTATCATATAGCTTCCATTGTAATGGAGATAGGTCTTGTGCTTCGTCAATAAAAACAACTTGAAAGTCTGGGACCTTGTCTAAAACATTATTAATTATATCGTTGAAATCATTAAGCTTTGCGCTCTTTTTATATTCTAAAAAATTTTTGTATATATGTTCTAAAGTATTCCATCTTATCTCTTTTCTATCATGTTCATTTCTATCAAACTCTTGTCTTATTGTTGTATCTCTATTAATTGCTCTACCTATCATTTGAAAATATGGATCATTACATGTTAAAAAATGTGTTTCTTCTTCATTATATTTGTCAGAATATTTAACACGTATTCCTAGTTGCTTACCTAGATCTTCATAATGAAAAGGTTGCATAATATTTTCTTCTTGTAATCCTAAAGTATTAAAAGCAAATGAATGTAATGTTTGAAAGTGAACTAATTTCTTTTCTTCTATAGGCATTCTTTTTTTAGCTTCTTTTGCTGCCTTTCGAGTAAAAGCAAAATAACCTATTTTGTGTAATGGTGTACCTATTCTAACATATGCTCTCGCTCTATTTATAAGCCTGTGGGTTTTACCTGTACCAGGTGGACCATATATTTTGTGTATCATATTATGTCCTCTACTTTTTCAAATTCTATAACTTCTTCTGGTGGTTCATCTTCTTCAAACTGTTTCATCTCGACTTCCATACATCTAATTGGATTACCTTTACCTATTCTTTTTTGTTTACTGTCTGCTTTAAAAACATCAAACACCATTGTCTTTGTTTCGTTTTCATCCATACGCCATTCATTTCTTTTTAGTTCTTCATAGAACTTATGAAATAAAAAATATGCTTTATCTTCTTCTACGTAAACAGAACCACTTTTAAATCCGTTTAACGTTGTAGTTCTTACATCATTTAAATATTCTTTTAGATGTCTAAACAATATACCTGCAGGTTGTGATTCTGGATCTGGTGTCTCTACATTTAATTGAGACCATAAACCTGATATTATGTCTTGAAAATCTTTTGCTTTTATTGGTGGTGGTACAATGTTTGTATGTTCTGCAATCAGTGCTCTTAATTCTCTTTGCTCAATAATTTGTTTTACTGTCTTTGCATTTATGTTTTTAATCTTACCACTTGGTTGTTTAACATATAAAAAAAATCTTGGATGTGGCCTGTAATCCATTTTAGTAACGCTGATTATATCTGGCCATGATGCATTTAATTGTTTACCCACACCAAACTTTCTACGTAAACATGTATTCTTTATACACTTACTTTGTATTGGATCTTCATTGCAAGTATAACCTGCAGTGTCACCTTTCCATGCTTTTATTTTTGATTTAACTTTATCATCCCCCCACACATTGTCATACTTAATATAATCTCTTGCTTTATCTAAAACTTTTGCTTCCCATTCATCTGGATATTTTCTTTTTGCAAACACCATATAGTTATATAAAAATCTATCTCTTTCATCTGGTAGTTTAATTCCTGTTTTTTCAATGTCTCCACAGATTAAACCTAAACATGGTGGTCCATCTTCAAATTCTGATGATTGGTTCTTTAGCTCCCGATTTATTAGGGTCGTTCCTAATTCTTTTAATTGTTCTGCTGATTGTGCATTTAGATTAACCACTTTAATGAATGTATTAAAATCCATTTCTTCTCCATCAGGTTTAACTGCTACACGATCTTTCTTATTATAGTATGGTAGGTTTATAAAATTACCTGATGGTCTTTTACCATCACTAGAATCTAGTGAAGTTTGTTTTGGATATATTTCTGTCTTTGATGGTAATCCAAATATAAATAATAGTTTTTCTAAAAACTCTCTTATCTCTGATGCTTTTATTTTTTCTTTTGCAAATACATATAAATGAAGTCCACCACTTTTTGATTTAACTGGTATGACTGGTAAATTTTTTTCTTCTATTATTTTTAAATATTTTTCTAATTTAAAGTTAGTATAATTTTTTGGATCAATATCTATTGCACCGAAGATAGCTTTACCCTCATCATCACATGGATTAATACCAATAGATTTTTTACCTGATAAGTGTTCTTCATAATCTTCGTTAGTAATTTCTTTTTTAGCCCATCCATAATCTTTTGGATCAAATTTTATCTTACCGGATTCATCTTTGTAACCTCTATCTACATTACAATATCCGTAATTTCTTTTTAGCCCTGTAAAATATTTTATAAAATCTTTCATAGAATTAGAGGCGGGTCCACTCTCGCTTCTCCGCCTCTCCTTGCAAGTATCCCATAAGGGAATTAAACAATACTCTCCTGAGAACTGTTTTCGTATTTAGGTTTAGCAGAACCTTTTGCTACAGTTTTCTGTAACTCTTGCGCTGATACATACAAAGCTGCATCTTTTGAATTAGAGATGTCTAACATTCTAATCTTAGATGGTTTGTACACATGCCAACTCTTACTACCTG